TTTCTGGCAGTTCCTCTATAAGAATTACTTGTTTGTTTTTCCCAACCACCTATTCTTTCAGGTCTACCTTTTCTAAATCTTACTTTATCTGCGTCAAACCAACCACCTTCATTAGAATAGTTAGTGCCTTCTTTATTTATGCCAGGTTGAAATACAAATTTTCTTAAAGCCATAATTACACCTCATGCCATTTTTTACCTTGAAATAAAAGTGCTTCTGCTTCTCTACGTCTTACTAATCCTTGCAAAACTTCTCCGTTTGCTTTATTCCATCTTTTAATTTCTCTTGGTACATCATCATACTCACCAGCATTTAATACTTTTAATAAAGTAGATTGTTTTAAACTATTTGGTCCTAAGTTATAAACCCAGGCTACGAGGGCGTCAAATTGACTTTGTGATAAGGGAGCTTGTACGTAGTCATTTATATAGCCCTCGTATTCTTCTAGCTCTATATCAAGCATATGTTCTGCGTGTGATTGTGACCATTCATCATCTTCTTTAACACCTTTAACATGACCATAACCGATTGTTAATTTTCCTGCTGGACATCTATATGCTTTTAATTCACAGCCTTCAAATTTTTTTATTAAACTTTTACCTTCTTCTGAAATTTTCATATTGCTACTCATTTTCTATTTTAGGTTGAGTAGTTGTTACTGTTCTATAATAAACCACTACATCTTTAAGCTCAGTAATATATCTTTTGAGCTCCTGCATATTGTAAGCCATAAGTTCATAATCAGGAATAGTCATAGCTAAGAACACCAATTCACCCTCTTGCTCCTCTATAATTGCAAACTGTTCCTCATAATTTTCAGGTGTGATTGTGAACCATTTAACAGATTTCAAATCAATCTCTCTTGGCATGACAGGTTGAACTATAGTTCTGTCAACAGGTTTAGATTGTATTTGTATATCTCTAGTTGGAAGGAGACTGCAACTGCAAGCCATCATCAAGACTATCAACAGTACCACTGAGTTTTTCAATATCTTCCATAATGTGTTTAGTTCCATTATTTATCTTCCTTTGCATTTCTATTGGATCTTCTAAAATCTTAGCAGTAAGTTTATAGTTTCTTATAAACTCTGAGTATCTATTCAACTCTCTTTCTGCTGCTTGATTTTTTAAAGTCATTTCTAATAATGAATTAGATTGTAATTCAAAATCAGCTTGTAAAGATTTTATAGTTTCTTTTTGTTCTGCTATAGCATTTTCTAGTTTTAAATTATTATCTTTTAAAACTGTGTTCTCATTCCAAATGTAATAACACAAACCTGAAAGTGATAGTATTATTGCAAATAAAAATTGATACATTATAGTTCCTCTATTTTATAATTAAGACCTTCAGCTCCTCGTATTTCTACTATCTCACCTTTTTTTGTTTTAAATTTAAGATGTTTTTCTTTCTTAATATAAAACTTTATAACTACAAAACTTTGATCATCTTTGTCACCCCAAGTCGCATTATAACTAACTGTTAAATTGTAGTAAGTTGTAAATAAACTTTTAAGCCACTCCCAAAATTTTGCCATATTAATTAGCTAGTGGATTTTTATCTAAGTCCTTTAGCTTTTCTTTTAACTCTTGTATATCTTCTTTAGAATCAGAAAGCTGTACTTTCATTGCAGCAAGCTCACTTTCTATTTCAGATACATTAGGTATCTCTATACCATCTATTTCTTTTTGTAAAAATTCTACACTTGTTTCTATAGCTACAAATCTTTCTTCTATAGCTTGTACCTCATTTTCATTATCACTAATACCACCAATCTTAGATTCTAAATTTTCTAATCTATTTATGTAAGTTGCACCTGTATAACCAAAACCAGCTAATGTTCCGACTATTGATACTAGAGCTATTAGTTGTGTTGTTTTATTTTGAAACCAATCCATTATTCCTCCTGTAAGTTTGGTTGTTCTTGTATCAAGATATTCATAGTATTTATATTACTACCTGCTAAACCATAAAAGGCATTTATATTATCGTTCATAACTATGTCACTGTAAATTTCTTTAGCCTCATACCATGTATCTTGTTTAGGCAACTCTAAAACTTTATATCTATCAAAACCAGGTAA